GGGTAAAAATAAAAATTTTGAAAGAGGTCAAATACCTAGAAAAAATGATGAGAGAGCGTTTATACAACTGAGTAAATTTGATTACAGAACGTTATATGGTAATCCATCAAAAAAATACATTTTTAGTTTTAAACACGAAACACTAAAAAAACTTGTAGAGTATACTTTAATCAATCCTGAAAACAATAGTAACTTGTTTATGGGTGAAATTTATATTTATAATTTAGCAAGACAAGACGGTTTAAGTATCAGTACCGCGGATATCAATATAAATAAGGTAATACCTGAGTCATCAAAATCTCTTCAAACCAAGATTAATTTTGAACAGAAAAAAATGACAGAAGTCATTAAGTTAATTAATGACGTATTGGAAGGAGTTGTTAAAGGAAGTATCCAAAATATAGTTAACGAAGATACTGTAGGAATTAGTATAAATGGACCACAAAGATTTGATAAGGGAAACTTATTTCCATTTTACTTTAGACCTCAGTTAAATTTATATAATAAATTAGGAGGTGTGTCACCATCTTCTAATATGCAAGAAAATTACAATATAAGTAGATTACTTGCTGGTGTTAAAATTAAAACAACAGATTTAAGTCCTGGTTATTCATTGGTTTATGATGATAAAAAAACGGATACCGTACCATTTAAACCTGTATCACAAGAATTAATACCTAAAAAAACTGAAAGATTTAATAAATCTGTTGGTGTTGTTGGTAGTGATGAGATATACTTATTATCTCATACATCGAAAAATTCACCTAATAAAGAAAGAATTGATTTATCAAATACTTTGTACGGTATAGATGAAAATATGTTGGCGGATATTATAGAACCAAATACATCTTCTATGGTTAGGGGTGAAGAACTATTGGAATTATTAAATCTAATAGTTAGGTTTTTGGTTAGTCACGTACACCCATGGCATGGAACCACACCGGTTCCAACAAGTTATGACGGAACAAAAGTAGATGATATTCTAAAAGAATTGTTAAACGCACAAGATAAGATATTAAATAAGAAAATTCGGATAAACTAAGTATTTATATAAAAAACTTATTATGTCAATCCACAGGTCTTATTTTAGTAAAAATGACACTATAATATCAAATTCGGTATCAAATACAGGAAGAAATCCTATTACTGAATTATTTTTTGGAAATGTACAAGATACATCATCTAGTGTTGGTTTTACTAGATTTATTTTTGACTTAGACTTAACAGAGTTACAATCAAAATTATCTAATGGTGAAATTGCAACAGGATGTAGTTATAATTTAACTCATAAGTTGAATATGACCAACACCTCATTTTTCGATGATGCTTTGTTAAATGATAAATGGTCTAATGATAGAAGAAGAGCTTCTTCATTTGATTTAATATTATTTAGAATACCTAAAACATCAGGAACTACAGGTGACCCCCAAACATGGGATGAAGGTGTAGGTTTTGATTATTATAAAGGTGTATCTACAATATCACCTACAACAGTATCTGTTAGAAATATAGGTCCAACAGATAACTCTTTTTCTGATAGACCCTCTAATTGGTATTCAAGAAATAGTAACATCGATTGGTCTCAAGAAGGTATTTATGACAATACAAATTCATTATCAGGTAATTCCTCAGGTCTAAATTATAGTGCAATCACAATCGTGGATACCCAACATTTTCAATTCGGTAACGAAAATATCGAGTTTGATATGACCGATGAAATAAATAGTATTTTAACAGGGGGTACCACTGGTAACACAGGGTGGGGTATCGCATTTTTACCCGATGTTGAAAATATATCGGGATTAACTGAAAACTACACAGTAGGATTTTTTACTCGTCATACACAAACTTTCTATGAACCATTCTTAGAAACAAGTTATACTGATTTAATAGAAGACGATAGGAACACATTCTACGAAAAAAGAAATAATAAACTATACTTATACTCATTTAAGTATGGTAACCCCCAACAATTAGATAGTAACCCCACTGTAAATATATTAGATTCAAACGGAGACCCTGTGGACGGTTTTACGGGTCTTACAACGTGTGAAATAGGTAAAGGTATATACGAGGTTACCATAAGTGGTTTAACCGCTTCTACTGTCCCCTGTGTCTTTTATGACACATGGAAAGGTATATCTGTAGATGGAGTTAGTTTAGATAATGTAGAAAATCAATTCGTTATACAAAAATTATCCGACCTTTATCAAATAGGTATGGGGGATAATGAACCATCTATTTATGGTTTTGATTTTTACGGTATTAAACAAGATGAAAAAATCTTAAATACCGACATAAGAAAAGTTAATGTAGTACTAAAAAAGGCTTATACAACAAAAGAAGTATTAACTCACGTAAATGCGGAATATAGAATATATGTAAGAGAGGGGACAACAGAAGTTCAGATACAAGATTGGACACTTGTGAATAGAACTGCATCAGGATACTATTTTATGTTTGATACAAGAGACAAAATACCAAATGAATATTTTGTCGACATTAAGGTGACAACTGATAAAGAAGTTAATACTTATAAAAGAGAACTAAAATTCCAAATCGTTAATAAGAAATGAAAACTATAAGATTAACAGAGTCAGAACTTGTTGAAATGATACAACAAATAGTTACTGAAAAAAAGAAGAAATCTAAAAAGAAGAAGAAAAAAGACAGATGTCATCGTTGTGCAGACCAATCATATGGTTTAGAAACATCAGCATATAAAAGTGGTGCGATTGTTAAGTGTAGAAAAGGGGAACAGTGGGTTGGTAAAAAATGTTAATGATATGAAAAGAATACAGTTAACAGAATCGGAATTAATAGATTTGATAGAAAAAGTTATCAAAGAAAAAACTGACTATTCAAAAGAAAAGTCAAAGGGTTTACATGGGTGGTTTGAAAGACAGGGAGGTAAAGGTAAGTCAAGTGGATGGGTAGATTGTAACACATGTAGAAAAGACCCTAAAACAGGAAGAAAAAAATGTAAGTCCTGTGGAAGAGAGAAAGGAGAAAAAAGAAGTAAATATCCTTCATGTAGACCTACCCCATCTGCATGTTCAACAAAAGGAAAAGGAAAGAAGTGGGGTAAGAAAAAAAGTGATTAAGTCCTTGTTTAGGAAATAAAATTTAGTATTTTTGTAAAAAATTTGACAATGTACCAAGTTAATAACAGAACATACCAACTTTTAAAAGAAAACCGAGTCGTAATGGAAACTCAATGTTCTTCTTTTGATAGAGCGTTAGATGAGTTTTTTGAGTGTTATCCCGATGCGTACGGAGATAAAAAGTACTCTTTTAAAAGAGTTAAATTATCATACGAGTAATTAATACTCCTCAATAACGATTTCAAGGTCTGTAGAACCCTTAATAACTCTGTGGTATACCTCTTTAGGTATTTCTAATTTAACTCCCTTATATAAAGGGATAGGGAGTTCATTATCCATTTGAAACTCCCAATCAGAGTCGTTAAGTACTTCAACAATACGATTTTCTTTGTCTCTATGCCAAACGAGTTCTTTCTCAGATACGTCTGAAGAAAAAACTCGTTTGAATTTGTTACTTGAAATATTTTCTTGTGAATAAATCATTTACCAAAATCTACCTGATACATTTTTACCAAAATCTTTATGTGCTCTACAAGCCCAATATCCTGCTTTTGTTTTGTCTTTCTTTTTTTCACACTGATGTCTTGCCGCGAATGATTTTCTCGCCTCAGGGTCGTTCCATTTTGCGGTCATAACAGGAGAACCGTAACTAACTTTTTTAATTTTACCTGTTTTGGGGTTTCGTACATAAACATACCATTTTTTAGAACCACCCGATTTTGGTTTATTAAGTTCTACTTTTTTTCCTTGATACTCAGCTTCGTTTATTGACCCATACTCAAACGGCATATCCAAAGGAATTTCTTTTCCTGACTTTGTTTTTACAATCGTACCTAAATCAGACTCTAATAGTTCTTTATCGAATTCGTCAAACTGAAATCCTTGTTTATAAAACTCTCTAGCCTCATTAATTACGTTAAAATATTCATCACTCCCATACCTGAATACATTTTCAGTTAATGATATTTTTTTATCTAAATGATATCTCAATTCTTTAGACATTTGTTCTTTTAAGTATGCCCTTTTAATTATACCTTCAATCACTACTTCTTTTGTTTGGTATTTTTTATTATCTAACCAATTAGATAAATCTTCTGATAAAATATAATCTTTCATATTTGACTTTTTTAATGTTATTTACTATAAATATATTGTAATAATAACTTTATACAATGGAAGAAGAAAATAACATTATCGGTAGTTTATTTAATAGTATAAATTATAGAAAAATAGAAGAATTAAATAAATTTATAGACAATATGAACTTAGACCAAGCACTATATTGTTTAATACAAGCAACCAAGCATGGACACAATCGAGGTATCTACAGTATCGAGGAATCTGAAGTTATTTCCAAATCAATTAGAATACTTACTAACCCACCTGAAGAAAACAAAGAACAATAAAAAAGGGAGACCGAAGTCTCCCTTTCTATTTTTATTAAGATATGTATTATCTTAACTCTCTTAGGTCGAATGTTCTAACACCATCAACCAAGATTCTACCGTAGAATCTGTTGTTCACCATCTTCTTAGCGTATCTTGTCATGATACCCTTGATTGGTGTGAAGTTGAATGGGTTATACATTGTTGGTGTCAACTGAAGAGGTACGTATGGTGCGTAAACATATCCAGTATCTAACAACGATGAACCTTTGTGTCCCAACAACACTGTGTTTGGTGGGAAGTAAGGGTCACGGTAAACCTGATATCTACCTGATAATGTACCTACTCTTTCGATACCCATATTGTACTGGTCCTGGTCAGGAGCCGCGTTTGAAACGTGGAAGTACTCAAGGTCGTCGAAGATTGCTGAAATCTCAGAAGAGACAACAATCCAGTTAGCTCCACCTCTTAAAGTAGACTTATGGATTTGTGCAGAAATCTGATTGATTGCAGTAATCAATGTCTGATTCCAATCCTTTTGGTTGTATGCGGTTGAATTAGTATTTAATCTTCTCCATCCATCATAGTCCCATCTTAATGTCCAAGCCGCACCTTTTCTTAAGTCTCTTAAGATTTCACGGTCGATTTCAGCCGCAACCTGCTCTGACAACAACGCTGTCAATTCAGCTTCAGCGTCAATGTTATGGAACGCTGAAACATCTTGTGCGAGTTCTGGTGACCACTGAGCTCTTAACTTTCTTTCTGTAACAGAAACGGTAACAGCTTCAAGGTCAAATGAAACTTCACCGATTGCATCTTCAAATTCTAATGTCTCATAGATTTTGTAATCTGCTTGTAAAGTCCATCCTGTAACTGTTTGACCTGTGTAACCGTCAGTAGTAGAACTACCAAATGCCGCAACAGTAGAACTATCAATACCTAAGTAGATAATACCATCAGCATCACAAATGTTATCATAAGAACCACCAGGCCCTGTAGAAGGGAATGAAGTTGCAGTTGAGGTTCCGTATTGAACGATACCCTTACCGTACTTCTGAGTTAGAACTCTAAAGTTTAAGTAAGTTTTAGTTGCACCTGTGTAGTAAACTTGTAATGAAGACAAGAATTCTTCTGTATCCATCGCGTTACCATCAGGACCAATTAACTTACCTGCACCCGCGTTAGAAAATCCTGATAATGCAACTAAGATTTCTTTAACATTACCACCTGACGGTAATGAACCTACAACTAAACTTCCATCAGACCATTCAACTGGTGTTAATGACTTAGTTACTAAGCTAGACTTACCTTTAGAGTAATCGAATAATCCTGCTGGGTCATCGTCAGGTAAATCACCTTCATAAAATCTATCGTACAAGTTAGTTGTGTTAGTATAACCTGAAGTTGTACTTGCTGGTCCGTTTGGCGCTCCGAATGGAGGAATGTGTGAACCATCAGCGTTTCTGTTCTGAATCTTTGGAACAAAGTAGAACAACTTACCAATCGGTAAGTTCATCGCCTGAACTGAAACGATGTCGTTAGCCAACAACTTAGAGAAAACTCTTCTTACGATTGGGAAAACAACAGTTTCAAAAGAACCTGAACTGTCAGAAGCTGCTGCTTCGTTTATCAAATATGATGCTTGGTTCTCATATAACTGAGCCATATTTTCTTTTAAGTGACCTTTAAGGCCATCGAGGAACCCTAATTTGTCCCACTTGTTAATTGTATCCTCCTTGATAACTTTAAGGTGCTTAAGACCGATGTTACCTACGAGACCTGATTCTAATAATGCTCCCATTTTAATAATTTTTTAAGGAAATTTATTTTTTATTTTAATTTACTCATTAAATCCTTCATTCTTAAGAACTGAGGATTTTCATAAGTTTTACTCTCTATTAAGTTATTCGCAGAACCCTTAGTAGGTGTTTTAGTAACTTTAGATTGTACTGATTCAGTAACAACGTTAGTTTCTTTACCTCCTAAGTCTTCTTTAATAGTCTTATAAAGAGACTTTGACTCTTTAAGAGTTTCGACACCATCAAAACGTCTTAATATATTTATTTTTTCTTGTTTCGTTGTAGAATGTTCTGTGAACAAACGAGTAGCGTAAGCCAAATTAGAGTTAAATACCGCAACTTCATTTAACTTTTCCTTAAAAATGTTAAGTGCTTTTCTGTACTCTTCATTCTTTTCTCTTAACTGTGTTAGTTCTTTTTGAACTGACTCATTATAACGAGATTTGTTTGGAATAGTTTTTGGTTTTGGTAAACCTTTACTCTTATCGGATGAAGCTCTTTGACCTTGAGCTAAACTTCTTTCGGTCATCTCTTCTTCTTCGCGAACTTCAAAGTCGGCATCGTCTCTTCTTGCTTTTTCAGAATCTAAATCTTTATCAGCAATTTTACCATGTTCCATACCTTCTTTTTCATCTTCACGGTCATCATAACCTTGACCTTCATACATCTCTTCTTCGTTCCATTCTTCCGAAACCTCTTCTTCATCTCCAATTTCGATTTCGTATACAATTTCTTCTTCTTCATAAGCTTCATCACCTTCAGACATTTCATCTTCAGTTTCCATAACTTCTTCTTCATCTTCTGATTCACCTAATTGAATCACATATTCTGTATCTGCTTCAGTATCTGATAAGTGAACGTCATCACCGTCTTGTTTAACGATAATACCGTCATCTTCACCCATCGCCTTAAATACTTTTAAGATTTCATCATCAGAAGCCATTGTTAAATCTAGTGGAGTAAGAACTTCTTCTTCGTCGTCAACTTCCAAGTCGTCACCAGGTAAATCAGTCATTAACATTTCCTCATCACCCATTTCCAACTCTTCGTCATCTTCATTATCAGAAAGTGCGTCCAAATCTAATTCAAGACCTTCTTCACCTTCATCTTCATCTTCTGTATCAATATCTAAATCAAGTTCTTCTTGTTCAGACATTTCAACATCAGAAATTTCAATCTCATCTTCTTCAGACAAAGATTCTTTTACTAATTCACTGATTTCTTCCTTCATAGTAGAAGCAAGTATTCCTTTTGCATTGTTTGTTATAGCCTCTTGCAAATTTTCCATTTGCAATAATGCCTCTTCAACCAAGTTTTTTTCTGCCATTTTTTTGTTTAAGCAATAGTTTATTTAACATATAAATATGTGAAAAACTAAAAAAATGTTTTTTTATTAACTTTTAGCAAAAAAAAATCGGGTTTTTACCCGATTTTAATTTTTTCGTCTTTATAGACGAAATATTGAAATATCGTTCATTTAGACGATATTAGTCGTACACCTCATCAATTTTACTCTCAACACATGCAGTAATTCTCCAGTCATATGTGAAATCTTTAAATCTTTCTGTCACCTTAGCTTCTACGTCAGTTACGTTAAATCCTTTAACTAACTTCTCTTCTCTCATTTTTTTGATTTTACCTGAGTTTTCATCAGGAAGGTCATACTGTACTTTCGCAACAAAATATTTTTCGTCCATTGTAATTGTTTTTAATTAGGTTTAATAACCTAAATAATCGGATAATTTTTTCATTAAGTCAACACTTCTACCTAATCCACCATCAATTCTTGGTTCTTGTGCTCTCATATTAGTTTCTTCCTCAAGGTTTTCTTCATACCTATTTCTATCATCTTTATTTAAGAATAGATACGCTCCTGGTGTTGATGGAGATGAAACCAAGTCAAAACAGATTAACTCAAAATCATCTTGTACTTCGTTTCTTTCCCCCTTCTTTACCAAAGAACCTACACCACGAGAAGAAACCCCCATAGTAACACCTTGTCTCATTAAGTTCGCTGCTTGGTCACCAGGACACGATACAACACCTCTTTCGTGGAAACCTGGCGATGTCAACAGTTTAATCTTACCCATAAGAGTATTACCTTCCCACCATATTTCAGTAATAAGGTGAGATACTCTATCCAAATCAATTAATGACGATTCGGGGTGATTAAGTTCTGATATAGATAAACCTTTTTCAATTGCCTTTCTATACACATCCGCCTCTCTCCTTAAAATCTTTTCAGGATATACTCTACCATTTCTATTTGGTGTATCATATTTCTGAAGAGTTGCATAAAACTCAAAAGGTTTAGAATGGTCTAACTGACCATATGATTCTCTTATTATCTCTGCATTACGACTATCATGTGGATTTATCGTCCCCGCATCCCATTCTACTAAAATACCCTTACCGATATCGTTTGGTCCTAATATTTTCATGTTTTTTATTTATAAATATATCAGACCACTTCTTTTGTCGATTTACTCTTATGTACTTTGAAGTATTTAATTCCTTTTAAACAATCGGTATATACTGATGAAATGATATTTTTAACTCTGTCTCTTAATATTGGTGATTTAAAATCTGTGTGATTTTTAAGGTATAATGTTATTTCTAAATTCATAAAACTCCTCTTTCCTTTTTGTATTCCACTACTTCTCAAGTCCAAATCTACTATATTGTGTTTCTCAAATATTAGGGGGTCAACGACTTCCAAAAGAATGTGTTTTATATTTCTTTCCATAGTTCCTGTCGCTCTATCCCAATTCTCAAATTCTTTTATTGGTTCTACCCACGATTGCAATACTATATATATTGTTTTTAAATTTTTTGCATCTACTGTTCCGTAGTAACACTTTGCGTCACTGAATAGTTTTAATTGTGACGTTTTTCCCTTCTTCATGTAATCCCATCTTTATTTAAAGTTTATTTATTTAAATAAAATATAGTATATTATTAGTCGTATGTCAAAAAAAGTCATATTTATATAACAGGAGAAAAAATATGTTAATAGTAAAAGTAAAAAATAAAAATATAGAGGCAGCTTTAAAAAGCTACAAGTATAAAGTATATCGAACCAAACAAATGGATAAGATAAGAGAAGGTCAAGAATATACTAAGGACTCTGTAAAAAAACGAGAAGAAAAAAAGAAAGCAAAATACGTTAATAAAAAAAGAAGGGACTCTGAATGAGTCCCTTTCTCTTTATTCTTCAGACCCCCTATTTCGGGAGAATTTTTCAATGGTTGTAAATCCTAGTCCTGCACCTACTATATACATCATACCATCCCATACAAATTTTTGAAGTGGTATATCCATGAATATGTTGGCTATAAAGGCGATACACATCATAAAAAATGCAAGAATGGTAATAAATCTTTTTGATGATTTTTGACCATCCACATCACCCATTAAGGACATAAAGAACTTTCTCATTTTAATTTACTTAAAACCCATCCCTTTAAAAGGTCCCAGTTTCTTGTAAAGAAAACACCAAAAGCAACACCTGCGAAAATCTTTTGACCAGTTGACCATAGGAATAAACCTAATAATAAACCAACGACACCTTCGATGCCATTAGCAACAACCCAATCTTTACATAGATTGTAAATTCTTAATACGAAATCTTTAACTTTACTCATAATCCTTT